TTACATGTCATCAAATATCATAACAGCTTGTTGACCATTCGTAGGATGGGGCGGGGCGAATTCAACCAAATCCGGCTTAGTCACCCAGCGAACAAAAGTTTCATGGCTCACGAATGTAGCACCACAATTGATATTTTGGCACTGGTTGTAGCGCTCTTTAGTTTCGGTGGTGTGTTCAAAACTACTGCGGGTATGGGCGACATGGCCGCACAGTGGGCATTTCATCATCGAGTGTGTACTCAGTATCAGGGGCTGCCAGTTGTGTTAGGCAATGCTACGATTATAGCAAATCATGCCATGTCGGTATCCGATATCTTCACTTCCAGTTCTAACGATGAGGTTAACCCGCTGTCATTGAGCGTATGAGTGACAGTAACCAGCGTCCAATCTGCCCGGTCAATCTCTGGCTTAAACCCCTGCACCCGAACCGGCATTTCTGGGAACAGTTCCGGCCGTCCCTTTGCCAGTTGAATAGAAAACGACGCCACGCCGCGTTGGATACGCTCCCATTCTGTCTTAGCGGCGCGCTCGGCGGTGGATTTGTAGGCATAGGTGTGTTTCAATACTAGGACATTCCCCTCGTTACCAGCCAGATAATCCCCCTCTTTTTCCTCTTGCTGTTTCGGTTTTGTGGTCTTGGGCTTACGCGGTTTGCGTTTGACGGTGATCTGTTCTTTTTTCTTTGGATCGTGAGTATTCAGCCAGTGTGCTGAAACACCAGTATAAGCGCTTCGGTCGGCCAGAGCAAAACGGTAGCTATCGCCGGATTTGCGGGTAATCAGCACATCAGGTAGCGGTTTACCACTGGCGGTTTTATTCTGTCCCTGCTGGAAAAACAGCAGGTAGCCGTTCTTAACCGCGGCAATAGCGCCTTCCTGTTTAGCTAGTCGAGTTAAGAAATTGCCGTCGGATTCATTGGTCTGGTCAATATGAGGAACGATGATTTTATCCAGCGTTTTATCTACCTCCGGACTCAAATTATTGCGGGCAGCAATAGTACGCACGATATCGCCAATGGTTTTCTGGTGATACGACAATTCACGGCTGATATTGAGGGTAGCCCGAAAATCGGCACTTCTGGCACGCACAGTGATCTTATCCGGTGCGCCGCTGTATTCAATTTCATCCACAATAAACGTGCCCTTATGGATGAGAACTTCTCCTTGCCAGCCCAGACGCAGTGACAACTTAGTACCCCGTTTAGGCAGCGCCAATTTGCCGTTGCTGTCGTCCAACTCGATATCTAACTGATCGGCCTCAAAACCCCGATTATCGGTCAGGGTCAGCGACATTAGCCGTTTCTGGATGCGGGCATTGATATTTTCATCCCCAGCTTTGAGGACGTAAACCGGTTCGCAGGTTTTACCCGTGATCCAGTCCAGTTTCGGTAAATCGGGCAATGACATCATGAGAAGACCCCCGCCACTTTGTCGGTGATACCACTCAATTTGTCAGTGACGCTGTCTTTGAATCCGCCGAGTTTATCGAGAGCACTGTCTTTCAGGTCGCCCAGTTGCTGATTTAAATCGCCGAACATCTCACCGAGGTTTTCATCCACCCGACGTAACGTCATAGTGAAATCAATTTTTCGGGCGGCACCATCAGCAAAAAATTCTGTTTTGGTTCGATCGATGCTTTCAATGACAAACATGCCGTAAATGGTGCCGTGACCGTCCAGAAATGACCACGCTTTGCCACTTTCTGCCATCAATTCCAGTGCCAGTAATGAGAACCGCCCGCCCGTGATTTCAGGGTACAGAGAACCAGACAGGGTGATGGTGTCATTGTTTGGCCCCATAAATTGGAATGCAGGGCGGGCACCGATCCGGTTATTGAAGCTATGACGCCAAGATTGTTGATGTTGCAGACTCTGGTAAGGTGTGGTTTTCAGCATAAAAACAAATAAACCGAGTGCGGCCATCATCATTAATACTCCTCTCTGTCGGCAAATGCGCTACGAGCGCGAGCACGTTGTTGTTGTTCACGGCGATCCAGCTCTTTGGCGACGGCGCGGGCGATATCCTGCGGCGACTGTGCCGGTGTGGGATAGATGTTAATGATCGGGGCAGCGGCAGGCGCGTGATACTCTGACGCAGCCGATCGGTTTGCGGTGATGCCAGACGAAGCATAGTGTGCCGCAGGCAGGCTGTGCGGGTGCAATGGGGCGTATTGGGCACCGACAGAAGAAACGGCACCTATCGATAGTGCTGCCGCGGCCATTTTGGCCAGCACTGCTGTTTGCCGGCGACTGGTTACGTGGGCAGGGCCATTGATCAATTCAGGGCCATATTCACCGACCAGGCCAAATTTTCCCGCTGGGATATAACCGCCGGTATCATGGGCGCCAGAGAAGAACGCAAAGGGATTGTCGCCAGTGTTTTGATATGATGCCAACGCCGCCTGAACCTCTGTTTTTTGGCTCTGATCTTTCATAAAATCCGGCGTCAACGAATCTTTAAGCTGGGTGCCCAATTCAGACAGGCTTTGCTTTAACGCTGCCCATTTTTCCTTAATACCGGTGATGAGATTTTCGATAATTTCTGTGCCGAATTGTTTAAATCGTTCCGGTAGATTTTGGGCATCTTCGACAATTTCATTCCATTTATTCGCAATGCCTTGCCGAATGTCATCCCACTTACTCAAGACTTTTTGTTTAATCCCTTCCCATGTGGTAGAAACGTAGGCTGAAATGGTATCCCACAAATTTTTCAACCATGGCCCCAGATTGTTCCAATTTTTCCAGATCAGGTAAGCGCCGAGGGCAATCAGCCCAATAATGGCTAAAATAGGGTTTGTCCACATGATACGGCCCAGCCACATTATGCCTTTGCCGAGAAAGGAAAAGACTCCGCCTAGTAATTTCAGTGAGCCTGCGCCTTTGATACCCAGTACGGATAATCCCAGCCTTATCATTGCCAATGGCCCTAGCAGGGTCGCCAATGCCAGTGTCAGTGTGCCGGCTATCGCCAGCACAATACCTAATCCCGCTGCGGCAATCGTAGCAAATTTTGCAACTACCGGATGATCATTAAAAAACTGCTTCACTGTGGTCAACATTTCGGCGAGTTTGGATAAGCCACGGATATACAACGGCAGTAAATGATCGCCAATCTGTTTATATAAATCGCGCTTACGGGCTTCAGTTTCCAGTTCTTGTCCCTGTGCGGTTTTCTGCCCTTCGGTGACCAACTGTTCCACATTATAGGCTTCGTGACCCGCTTTGATTTGTTTCTCAATATTGGCGTGTTCGCGGTACATAGTGACAAACAGATCTGCGCCTTTGCGGTTAGAGAAGAGTTTGGCAATGGCTGTTTCCATGCCGCGTTCGTCTAGCTGTGGGTGTTTTTTACGGATACGCGGCACGATTTCATCCATGAGATAACGGAATGGATCAGTCTGGAATTTTTCCACATTTACCAATGCCCCTGGCTTAACTTTAGTGATATGGCCGGTTTTACCGTACTTGACTGCACCTTTTTGCAATAATCCCAGTGCATTTAGCTCCTCGGCAGCTCCCTGTGTAGTACGTCCCATCATCAGGTTCTGGTAAGCACTAGCCAGCGATGTCCCTGTTCGATCGCCACCAATCTGTTGAATAATGTGAGACATAGAGAAATAAAATGCCTCATCACTCATCTGTTTTGCGGCGACGTTACCCGTTTTGAGCACGGCCATATAATCACTGGGCAATACCAATCCACCGCTGGCCGCCATCGCCTGTGCAGACAGGTTTACCGATTTTTTAAAATCATCGGGATTGTTAATCATATTGCGTAGTTCGGCGATTTTCAGCACCTCCTGTGACTGATCGCGCATCGCCTGTGCTTTTTCTTCACTAATCCCGTGCATGGATAAAAAACGGGTGGCATATTGTAACCTGAGCAATTCCGGAGTGACCATCTCGGCCTCTTCGTAATGCCGTAATACCGAATGAGCTTCTTTCAGTATTTTCAAGTTATCAGCGGTGCTATTTCCGATAATTTTTGTACCGTTCGCGAATTTTTCCGCCTGATTCAGTATATTATCGCCAACACCTAGCGCCCTGAACTCTGCGAGTTCTTTGTGATAGATGGATGCCTCATTCAACATGGGTTTTACACCCATCAATACGGCACCGCCAGATGCCACCATTCCTGCACCGTGCCCCAGCATATCGCTGCGCAAGTTTTTTGTTTTTTGGTAGCGAGATCTCACTGCTGCCATTTTTTTCTCACGCTGTTCCAGCCGTTCCAGTTGCTGGCGTTGTTGTTGCAGGGTGTTATTGGTGCGGCTGATGTCAGTATTAATGCGCCGCTGCGCCTGTCCGAGCTGGTTGGTTGAGATGCCGCTGGCTTTCAGACTGTCGCGCTGGCGGTGCAGGGACTGACTTAAGGTCTGGGTTTCCTGCTTGAAACGAGCGGCGGCGCGCTTCGCCTGCTCAAATTCGCGGATCTGGGTTTTGGTAGGGTTTTCATTGCCTTTCATCGCCCGCGCCAGAGCTGCCACGCGTTCGGTGGCACTGCGATAGGATTGTTCGGCGCTGGCGAGCGCCTGTTTGGTTTTGCGAAATCCGTCAATCTGCCCGGCCTGCTGATTCAGATCACGCAACTGCTGGCGCGACTGTTTCAGCGTTTCTGCCAGTTTTTTGTTTGTGGTCTGCGCGTTTTTAAACGGGCCGGTCAGTTTATCGACCGCTGACAGGATCACCTGCAAGCGTAAATTCCGGTCACTCATCGCTACCGCTCCGTTTTAACGCCCGGTAACGCCATTCTAGCAGTTCCGGCAGTGACATATCATGCGTGGCAGCAGGCGGCCAGTGAAATACCGTTGCGATATCCGCCACCAGTTCATCAACGGTTAATTGTTCTGGAAATCGGACTTCACCGACTTCGGCAGCAAAAAACTGACCACCTCGATACTCAGGTTAATCAGGTCGCCCGGTGACATCAACAGTAGATCATTTTTGGTTAGCGCCGGTGCGGTGACACGGGGCAAAACCAGCATCATGGAATCCACATCCATTTCCATTAGGGCTTGCAAGCGAACACCGCGCAGGGCACCACTGTTAGGCTTACGGACAATAATGTCACTGATTGTGGTTGTTCCGCGCACAATGGGATCTTCCAGTATGACGGTGGTTTGTTCAGGTTGGGTAATAGCGGGTTGTTCAATAATCTCAGTTTGTTTAGTCATGATAAATTTCCTAGGATGATTAATATTCAACACTGATCAGACGCAATTACAGGCCAATGGCGCGGCGATGCTGTTCCAGACGGTCGTCGCCGTCCACAATTTCCACCATGTTAACGGTATCAATTTCGATCAGAACATCACCGTCCATCGTCAGCTTGTAATAGGTGTTTTTGGCGCTGACTTTAGTCTGGGTGTTGTCGCCCTGTTTGTAGTTGCCGGGGTCAAATTCCGAGAATCGCCCGCGCAGCACGACTTCCACGGCGATCACCTCGCCGGTATCGTCCCGCTGAAATGAGCCGTTAAAGCGCAGCATGACGCCATCGACTTTGGCAATGCCCCACTGTTTGTACAGCTGCGCTTCCACGCCACCCAGCGTAAATTCCGCATCCAGCGCGCTGTCGTCCAGCCCTAAATCGACGTTAGCCACGCCGTTCATGCCGCCGCCGCGATAGGCTTCCAGTTTGCGGGTCAGTTTGGGTAGGGTCATTTCTTCCACGACCCCCATGTAGTTATTTCCGTCGTTAAACAGGTTCAGGTATTTCAGTTTACGCGGTAAAGCCATGAGTCAATCCTCAGCTATTAATCCGGTTGGCAAAATCCATCAGATACTGATCGGTGATGCGCTGGCGTAATAACAGGTTTTCCAGCGGCGGCACCGGCGTGTAGTTGTAATCAATGTACAATTTACCGGCTTTCAGGGTGTCTTTGGTGTTGGCCTCTTCGCTGTACCAACATTGGCCATCAATCAGGTAACCGTTAGATTTCAGCTCACGCAGCTTGGCTTTAATGCCTTCGATAATGTCGCGCACCAGTGATGGCGTCAGCGGCTTGTCGATAGCCCACATATGGGCGTCTGCCATCGTATCAGCCAGCACCTGAGCGGTGCGGGTGTAGCTTTCGAACTGAAATAACGGATCGGCGGAACAGGTACGCGACCCCCAGAAGCGGAACCCGTCTTTGCGGATCAGCGTGGTGACATCATTCTGGTTCAGCAGGTTGGCATCGGTGGCGACATCCTGCAAATCCCAGAACACATCGGCCGAAATGCCGGTAACCCCATTGACGCCGACGTTAGACAGGGTTTTATGCCAGCCGGTTTCCTCATCAATTTTAGCCCGCAAGCCCAGGGCACGGGCGGTTGCATACGCGACAGCTTCGCGGCTGGTCACGGTATCCCAGCTCAGAAAATCCGGCCAAATCAACATCAATTCACGGTGTTTAAAGTAGTCACGGTACTTAATGGCCTCACTGATAGTCTTACAGCCGTAGGCACTGACATACGCCATCGCGCGTAGCTTCTGGGCGATGATGGCCAGTGCCTCGGCAACGGGCTGGGTATCATGACCGGGCACAGCGAGAATACGCGGTTTCACACCCAGCTGGCCTTGTGCGGCCAATAACGCCTGCATGCCGGTTTTCTTGCCTTCATCGGTGACGCCACCAATGATATGGGTTGTGGTCTCGGCTTCGGTTTTACCCTGCGCCACCCGTACCACGACCGTGACGGGCTTCGCCTGGTCAGAAATCGCCCGCAGGGCATGAAATAACGTCCCGGTTTCGCCGGCCTTGCCACTGGCGGTCAGGACGTCGGTTAACAAGACCGGGGTATTTAAGGGAAAGGTATTGGGATCAGCATCATCCCCCGTGCAGACCATACCGACAATGGCAGTGCTGACGGTGGTAATGGTGCGGGTGCCTTCGTTGATTTCCTGCACGCGCACGCCGTGGTGATAGTCTTGGGCCATAGCGAAAACTCCTGCTTAAGTGATTTCGTTATGGTGGTCGGCTTTACAATAAAATGCAGGTGGTAGAGATTGTGTGAGGGTTGGTACAAATCAGTTGAATAAAAAATGAGGGGATTACCCCCTCTATAATGCACAATGCAGAATAAAACGCCTAATTAAAATACATCATCATTTGCTGCTGCACCGACTGGCAGGTATTTATACACGGTGGAAAGAGACACATTGAAAATGTTAGCGATTTCCCGCCGATTTTTGCCCCCTGCGAGCAGTTGGCAGGCTAACTGGAATTTTTCGTCATTCAATGACACGGGACGGCCACCAATACGCCCCTGCGCACGGGCAGCCGCCAGCCCTGCATTAGTCCGTTCTATGATGAGTTCCCGCTCCATTTCAGCCAATGCGCTCATCACATAGAAGAAAAACCTGCCCATTGGCGAACTGGTATCAATGCTGTCGGTCAGGCTCTGAAAATGAATACCGTCATTATTGAGCCGTTCATTTAATGCGATGAGATTTTTAACACTGCGTCCCAATCGATCCAATTTCCAGACCACCAATGTATCCCCTGTTTTCAGGTGGGTTAATGCCTGTTTTAATCCCGGCCGGTTAGCCGTTTTGCCACTGATTTTATCCTCAAAAATCCGGTCACAATTCGCGGCCATTAATGCATTACGTTGCAGATCGCTGTTCTGGTCAGTTGTTGATACACGGATATAGCCAATTTTCGCCATAGCGCCCCCTATTCAACCAATGATTAGCTCATCATACCAACCTGATTAGCCCATCAATCGCCTGAATTCACGCATTTATTTACGTAAAACCTCGGTTTGGCGGATACGGTGGAACAGGCGGAAAACGCCCTACCGAGAACGGGTGGCGTCGTTGATGGCAGCATTGCTGTTAAACAATGGTTATCAACCTATGACAGGGTATATGTTGCCGCGAATAACGGATTTGCTGGGGTTGAATTATCGGATGCGCGCAATAAAAATACCGTGACATTAGAAATGAACGGCACCGGCGGTGTTTACATTTCACAAAAAAACCATGGCCAGGTAAATGTAAACCACATCCCGAAAACCAACGGGATACTATTGAATTCAGCGGACATTATCCAATCTGTGGGTGACAGTGTATCGCAGGTGATGAGCCAGAAATCCGTAACTGACGCCCTAGACAACCGCCTCGAAAAATCCCGAAACGGCGCCGATATCCCCAACAAACCAGAGTTTGTGCGGAATATTGGGTTAGTGGGCACGGTGAAACTAGCGGAAAACGCCCTACCGAGAACGGGTGGCGTCGTTGATGGCAGCATTGCTGTTAAACAATGGTTATCAACCTATGACAGGGTATATGTTGCCGCGAATAACGGATTTGCTGGGGTTGAATTATCGGATGCGCGCAATAAAAATACCGTGACATTAGAAATGAACGGCACCGGCGGTGTTTACATTTCACAAAAAAACCATGGCCAGGTAAATGTAAACCACATCCCGAAAACCAACGGGATACTATTGAATTCAGCGGACATTATCCAATCTGTGGGTGACAGTGTATCGCAGGTGATGAGCCAGAAATCCGTAACTGACGCCCTAGACAACCGCCTCGAAAAATCCCGAAACGGCGCCGATATCCCCAACAAACCAGAGTTTGTGCGGAATATTGGGTTAGTGGGCACGGTGAAACTAGCGGAAAACGCCCTACCGAGAACGGGTGGCGTCGTTGATGGCAGCATTGCTGTTAAACAATGGTTATCAACCTATGACAGGGTATATGTTGCCGCGAATAATGGATTTGCGGGCATTGAATTATCGGATACACGCAATAAAAATACCGTGACATTAGAAATGAACGGCGCCGGTGGTGCCATTATTTCACAAAAAACTCATGGTCAGGTAAATGTAAATCATATACCGAAAACCAACGGAACATTACTGAATTCGGTCGATGCGGAAAAATATGTCACGTCGCTGCGATTATCAACACCGCGTGAAATAACAACAAAAATCGACGAATGGTTGGATTTTTCAACCAACGAATTTGTGGTTGGTGTTCGGCTGTCACGAACACCTGGCGGCGGCGTTTGGGTCATCGAGCGGCTACGCGTCGCCAATTTGCAGATCATGAGAAATGGAGGGTGGATCAATGTCACGCAATAAAATGGCTAAAAAATTTGTTGAATATACGCCAACATCAAAACCCTACGGTAACTGTCTGTATCTGACAAATGCGGGTGGTGATTGGTACGAACAACAGCAGAATTTTAAACCAGATACGTTAAAAATTGCCTATGATGATGACGGTATTATCCGCTCGTTTAGTGATGATGCCAGCACGTTATGTCCAATAGGGTTATATGTCGCTGAAATTGTGAAAAATGATGTTCCCGCCGATTTTGGCTGGGATCACGAGTGGGTTTTCATTAATGGGGAAATTACGCCCAGAATTCAGACGCCAGCGGAATTACAGCAGCAGGCGGAATCTCAGAAACAGCAACTAATGTTTTCCGCTGCAAACTCCATCGCACCGTTACAGGATGCGGTTGATTTAGGTATGGCCACCGATGCCGAAAAATCCGCATTAACCGCGTGGCGCAAATACCGTGTCCTGCTCAATCGGGTGGATTGCGCTACCGTACCCGATATCCAATGGCCTGAGCCGCCGAAATGAGTATAGGGGCATAGCGCCCCTGATTGTTATTCTGGCGCTTTAGGCCAGTCAATGTTGGGTGCTGTCGAACAGTCTACACGGTTCAATAACACCATGTATTTTTTCCACGCGATCAGTGTCGATTGCTCGCTATCCGTTTCCATTTTCAGATCTACAGCATATTGCAACGGCGTAATGGTATTTGCAGCCTGAGACATTAGATAGCGTTT